AAATCCGTCCGGATGGAAAACGATGAGTCGTAGTCTTGTCCGTCCTATATTCCCGAATGCTCCGGTTAGTTATAGCAAGGAGTATCAGGACGAAATTGTTCGTTCTTTCTCGGTATTCTTGCAACAAGTTCAAAACCCCGGAGATGCGAGACATACAACTTTGACATTAACTGGACTACAATCTGGTAATGACCAAGGGCTTGAAGAAGGCGCTTTGTTTGAGGTTGACGGCTTTGTTAAAGTAAGTCGTTTATACATCCCACACGTCGTTGGAGTTGGAGCGACAACTTCCGTCGGTACAATAGAGGTAAGAACATCATGACAGAATGGACTCACGCAACATCACAAGACACCATCGAGTGTGTGACATGTAACAACGAAGTAGACACTGAGGCAGAGATTGCATCATACCCCGAAGGGAATTGTCCCCAGTGCGGCAACCCTTGGACGGGTTCTGAGAAACGCAGTACAATGATTTCAGTAACTGTACCTAAAGCAATGAGCGGGGGCACTCAGTAATGCCACAAGCTCTCGGAGGCGAAGTGCTTTGAGTTTTCTAAAGAAGCTTTTACCAGTTGCAGGTGCAGCAGCAGGCTTTTTTGGTCTGGGGCCCATTGCTGGTAGTGTTGTTAATGCCGCGCTAGGTTCTGGTATTGGTACTCTTCTTGCTGGCGGGGACCTCAAAGACGCTGTTAAAAATGCTGCCGTAGCTGGTATTGCTGGCGGCGGTTTGCAGGCTGCGGGTGTTGGATCTACTGCTGCGGCGACACAAGCGGCAGGTCAAACTGCTGCGGCGACACAAGCGGCTCAAGCAGAAAAAGCCTTAGCAGCAATGGAAGGTAGCCAAGCGGCGGCGGCAGCGGCTCCGATTGCTAAGTCACAAGCGGCTGCTTCTGGTATTGCAAAATTACTGACTCCTGGAAATTTACTGCTTGGCTCTATGTTGCTTGGTGCGACAGAAGAACCAGAAGAGATTCCAGAAACAGATAGATTAAGAAGGCTTCGCGAAACAGGCGAAGGTACAAGCTACGTTGGGCAAGATGTTGTTCCTCGCTACGATTACAGCAGGGAAACGGCTATGTCTTTCGCTCAAGGAGGCTTTATTGAAGGCCCGGGAACCGGGACCAGTGATGATATTCCTGCTATGATTTATCAGGGTGGTCAGCCGGTCCAAGAAGCTCGGCTCTCGGACGGGGAATTTGTAATGACAAAGAAAGCCGTTGATGGTGCAGGTGGTGCAGCTCGCATGTACGAAATGATGAAGAAGTATGAGGCGATGGTGTAATGGTTGAAACAGTACGCAGCGAACAGCTAACGGTTTTACCCGAGTATCAAGAAAAATTCCTGAAGGATTTGCTGGCCTCGACGCAAGCCCGTGCGGGTGAGCCTACATTTATACCAGAGCGTCAGGTCGCGGCTCTTTCTCCCGGCCAGCAACAAGCAATCAACCTTGGCTATACTGGTGTTGGTGCTTACGCTCCAATGCTTCAAGCCGCAGAAGGCACACTTGGTGCAGGTGCGGGGGCCTTGGAACAAGGCATTGGAACTGCGTTAAGTGGTGCTCCAATCTTGATGGGTACAATGGGCGGGTACGACCCTCGTTCCGCGCAAGCATTTATGGACCCGTATATGGAGGACGTGATTGCACGGACTCAGCAAGATATTGCACGTCAAGGGGACATTCAAGGACAGCAAGTTCGTGGTGCGGCGGTTCGTGGCGGAGCCTTTGGCGGTTCTCGTCAAGCGGTTGCTGAACAAGAACTGGCCCGTAACGTCATGGAACAGCAAGCACGAACTGGTGCTCAAATGCGTTCCGCCGGATTCCAACAAGCACAACAGCAAGCACAGAATGCCTTTCAGAATCAGATGGCACGTCAGCAGTCCGCGGCACAATTGTTCGGTCAGCTCGGTCAAGGGATCGGGGCCCTCGGATCTAGTCTTGCGAAGACGGGTCTGTCGCAGGCTGCCCTTGGTGAAATGGCACAGACTGGGCAACAGCGTGACGTAAACGCATTGTTGTCATTAGGTGGATTAGAGCAGCAACAAGCTCAAGCCGGGCTCGAAGCAGCGCGGGCCACGGAACTTGAACGTCAGTACGAGCCTCTTCAGCGTTTGAGCTTTATGTCTGACATCTTCCGTGGTGTGCCATCAACATCATCTACGTTGACATCATCTACTGCACCGTCTCCGTCCACTACCTCTCAGATTGCAGGGCTTGGATTAGGTCTCGCAGGATTGTCCCAGTCTGGGATCTTTGATTCGATGGGCAACATCTTTGGATTAGGACAGCAGCGATGAACAATGTAAACAACCGCAAACTGTTTAAGCCGCGTAACGCTCGGAACAAGCTTAATCAAATGGGCGGGATCATGGCATCTAGCCCTCAGTTAATGCAGACAGTACAAAAATTTGCTAACGGTTCTGGTCCACAAGGCGTTCGTCCAACCACGTTGTTTGGAGTAAGTGCCGGAGATATAAGAAACTTCATGGCAAATCCTTTACGAACAATTTTCCCTCAGCCGTCAGGTCAAGGAGCTGGTGCTGGGGTTAATTTAGGGTTAAGTGGAGTTGGAACGTCAGATGACGCAGGTCTAACACCTTCGATGAGGTCTGTCCCTGCTCCTACAACACCAGCAGCAGATCTTTTAATTCCTGATATTCCTCCTGTTCTTAGTTCATCAGGAACAATGGGTCTTGACGACGCAGGTCTTGACTCAGCCCAGCAAGGAATTATGACTGTTCCGGGTACAGAAGACGCCCCGTTTATGGGTAAACGTACTGTTGGCTATAGAAACACAGATCCTGAGCGCATTGCTCGTGCCATGCAAATGACTGAAGGCAGTATTCCTTTTGATCAGACAATCCCAGGATTCTTTGAAGACAAGAAAGCAGCAATGCAAGCTGAAGCCGACAGACAGTTGGCAGAGCAAAGACAGATAACAGATCCAGACCGTATTGCAGAACTTGAAGCGAATACGCAGGGGCCTGGAACCACTGTGGCTAAACCTAAACCTAAACCTAAGACCACTAAAGCTGAAGTCAAAAAATCTGTCGCTCAGAATGCTCCTACAACGCTTGAAGCACAGGTTGGTGAGATAGATAAGAGCGCCTCTAACTTTGCTCAAGACGTTGTTAATGCTGCAGAATCTTTAACTTCTGAGATTGACAAAAACGACGTGTATCTTGAAGTTGCCAACAAGAAAAAGCCCGACGAAAAGCTGACGTTAAAAGAACGGTTTAACAAGAACAAAGAACTTGCCGCAGAACTTGGACTTTTTAAAGGCGACACAGCCGAAGACAAAAAGATCGACGGCTACAACTTAGCAATGATGGGCTTCTTGATCGCATCCGGAGATAGTCCAAACGCTCTTAGCAATATCGCCAAGGGTGCCGCTGCTGGTACGGAAAACTTCAGAAAGACTGCTGAAGCTCGTAAAGAGCGTAAAGATAAGCTCGAATCTTTTGCACTAACCAATGCGATGGCAGACGAACGCGCTCAAATCCAGTGGGAACGTGAAATGGAAAAGTATGACAAGGGCTTGAAGTACGACTGGATGAAGACAGTTAAAGCTTCTGACGAAGCAAAGGCTCAAACGGTTGCCAAAATTGCGGCAACGCGTTCCAACTTAATGCTTCAACTTGCAAACACCAGTGACGAAGCAAAGCAAGACAGAGCCTTTAAACTTCAGTATGCATTATTTTCAAACTTTGATGAAGCAATGCCGATGGCTGTGTATCAAGCACAAGAGCAGGGATTAGATATTGGAGATCAAGAGACCTTTGATAACGTAATCATGCCAAATGCACTCAAAATATCAGACATGCTGGCACAGCAGAAAACCAAGGCTGTGCTTCCGGGGCAGGTCGGTAGTCCAGAGCGGACGAGAACGGACGCCCTGCAGAGACTAGTTGATCTACAAAAGGCTGGAACAACAGGGGCACAGTACTTTGACGAACAAGGAGGTCTTACTCCTGCAGGGCAAACTGCTTTAGAACAGCAGATGCGCTATATCACTGAAGGAACTTTTGCTGCAGCGGGACCTAAAACTGTAACAACTCAAGAAGAGTATGACGCTTTACCTTCTGGGACAGAATACGTTGATGCTAATGGAGTGCCTGGAGTCAAGCCGTAATGGCTAAGACAATGTTTGGGGACGAGGCTGTAACAACCCCGTCTCAAACCCAAACAATGTTTGGAGACACAGCAGCTCCAGCCCCAACTCAGCCCGAAGAAGAGGTTGGTACTTTTGAAGACATATCAAAAGGAGCTGCTTCTGGGCTTCTCGCCATACCACAAGGGATCACCGAACTAGGTGCTCTTGGTATCGATTACGCTTTTGATACAAACACGTCTCGTGATGTTACCGGGGCGTTTGAAAGTGTTCGTGACACATTAGGCATTCGTCCACAAGGCACCGCCGGTCAAGTGACTGAAAGCATCGTCAACTTTGCCGGGGCCGCAATCCCTGTTATTGGTTTTCTTTCAAGAGCCAGCCGTGTCGCTCAAGGCGGGAAGGTTCTTGAGTCAACCAGCAAGCTAGGCAGAGCTGCAGAAGCACTCGGATCCAGTGCAACAGGTAAAGCACTACTAAGTTCTCGTCCTCGTCAGGCTGTTACCACTAGCGTTGCTGCTGGGGTCGCGGACCTTTTCGTATCAAAGGACGGGCAAGCAACCATTTCTGACGGGTTTGATGCATTACCAGAAGCATTAAACACCGAAGAAGACACAGGGTTAATGGGCCGCGATGAAGCCGCTCGTCGGTTCAGAAACAAGTTAAGAGTAGGTGCTGAAGGCGCAGGCATTTCAGGTGCCTTTGAAGTGGCTTTCCCTGTTATTGGTGGAGTAGCTCGTGGTGCCGCACAAGTACCCGGAGTTAGCAGTGCTGCAAACGTAATCAGCAGAGGTTTTAGTGCGCTTGGCGATAAGTTCGCACAAAACAAGACCATGAAAAAATGGTTTACTTCCGCTGGCCTAACGCCGAGAGAATTGTACGAAGACCTCACATCAACAGAAGCCTTGGTTGACGAACTCACAGACGCAGCGTCCAAAAACCTTGCCGCGTTTGATACAGCAGCAAAGAAAGTTGTTAAGGGTCAGGGCATATTAGGTGTATTTGGACTGGGTAAAGGTGGGATCACCAAAGCACACGACGATCTTCTTAGGTTTTTGGAAGGCGATACTCAGGCACTCGACGTATACGGGAAAGAAGTTGTTTCCGCAGGGCAAACAATGCGTGACCAGATCGATGGCTTGACCGACATACTTTCTCGCCAACTCGAAAATGTCTCTGAAGAAGTACTTGACCCTAAACTAAAAGCTAAACTGCTTGCTGAGTTGGAAGAAAACAAAGGTAGTTATCTCCGCCGTATTTACAACGGTGCGCTTGATCCTGAAAAAGTAATTGATGGGTCAATCAAAGAAACGCCAATGTACAAGTCCGCTGTCGGGGAAGTTGCAAAGATTTTACGGAACAGGGATAAGAGTTACGTTAAGTCTGGGATTATGAAAGAGCTTCGAGAGCTAGACGATTACACAGCAGATGCGGCTCGAATGATCGACGGTGAACTCTTAGGTGACATCAACGATGCTGGAGTAGATGCGGTTCAGGCTATTCGTAACAGAAAAGAAAGCATGGAGAGTGGGGCAAAAGCACTTGGTGCAGATGGCCGTAAACCCTTGTATGAAATCTCTGAAGGTTTATTGAAAGACAGGAAAGCTTTCTTAGACAAGGCACCATCGTTCCGAGCACTGATCAATCAAAGCCGTGATCCGAAAGAATTGTATTTAAGAACGGTTGGCGACCTGTCCAATATCGTTGCGTCTAATAACCTCTATGACAACTTTGCCGCGACATACCGGCAAGGTATTGCTGGGGCAAGAGAAACAATAAACGCAGGTGGTCGCCCATTAGTTGTTAGTAGTTCAAATCTTTCTACGTCAGATGCCGATTTTCTTGTTGGGCAAGGCTACAAACAGCTTGGGACGTTCGACAAAAAATCTGCCTTTGGTGGTAAGTATGGCTCCCTTTCCGGAGACTATGTAGCACCTGAAGTGTACAGCGCATTGACCATACCAATGAGAGCGCAAACTGGTCTTGGAGAAGCCCTAGCTATCTCACTCCAAGCCAAAGGCTTGTCGCAAATGGCAAAGACCGTACTGAACCCACTTGCTCAGGTTCGTAACTTCTTGTCTGGTTCGTTCTTTCTCGGTGCGAACGGTAATGTTATGCGGAACATGGAGCTGGGTGATTCATGGCGTTTGACTTGGGGTAAAGCTGCTGACCTTGCTGATGATGATTTCCGTAAATTCTATGAGATGACTGGTAAGCTCGGGGTCCGAGATCAGAACTTACAGGTCAACGAATTCCGTCAACTGTTAAGAGAAGGCAAAGACCTTGAATACTCGGGTCGCATGGCTGCAGGATTACAAACGATCCTTGATAAGACTCCAGGGGTCCGTGGGTTACAGAAGATATATTCTGGAACGGATACTTTCTGGAAGATCTCAGGCATGTTGGCGGAGAAAGCTAAATACGCTGCCGCGTTCCGTAAGGCTGGGATCAATCTAGACGACTCACAGGCTCCAAAGTTTGCCGCTGCTGTTGAATCTTTAATACGCTCGGGCGTTGCTCCTCGGTCCTCGGGCCTTGCTGGAGTTGTGGATGACGTTCATTTCTTTGATTTGCTTTCTTCCGACATCGTCAAAGCAACCATGCCGACATATTCCCGTGTTCCAGAAGCGATTAAGCAGATCCGTAGAATACCTTTAGTCGGTAACTTCGTTGCTTTCCCTGCTGAAATCGTTCGTAACACAGCGAATATCTTTAATCAGGGATTAAAAGAAATGTCGTTCAAGGCAACCCCTGAACTTGTCGAAGCTGTTGGAGAAAAAGCCGCCCGTCAAATGCAGAAAGAGATTAGAGCAATTGGCGCACAGCGGATGACCTCTTATGTTGGCATGGCGTATGTAGTGCCACGGTCAGCACAAGGTGCAGCGATGGAGTTGACTGGAACAACTGCGGAAGACATGGAAGCACTAAACCGGATGGTGCCAGAATACTTGCGCGGCCACATTTTAATTCCTTTGAACAAGCCGGAAAAAGGAAAGCTTCAATACATCGACTTTAGTTACATGAACCCATACGACTTTGCTCTTTCACCAGCTAGACAAGCGTTGCGGATATACAACGAAAAAGGCGAAGTTAGTAGCAACGAGGTTGCCAACCTTACTGCCGGGTTATGGCAGGGAGTCAAAACATTCTTCGAGCCGTTTGCAGGTGAGTCTTTAATTGCTGAACGGATTCAGGATGTTTTACCGCAAAATTATTTTGGACGCGGAGGTAAGACAGGGTTCGGGGCAGAGATCTACGGGAAGTCTGAAGACACTGGAACACAGCTACGTCGTAGTATGAACCACATCCTTGGCGGTTTTAACCCAGGATTAATCGAACAGTTTGCCCTTGAGCGTGGCGGGGAGTTTGTTCCAGGAAGAGCAACTCGGGCAGCCTTTGGGATACCGGGTCGTCAAGGTCAAGAGAGTTCTACAAAAGAAGAACTGTTAACAGCCGTGACTGGTCTTCGCCGTATGGATCTTGATCTACCGAACACTTTGTTCTACAGAGGCTACGAATACTCCGATCTTCGGACAGACGCTGTTGGTAACTTCTCAACAGTTGCCAAACGGAACGATGCGACGGAACAGGAAATCATTGATACATACCGCAGGACGAACCAAGATTTGTATCGTGCTCAGGCAAAATTAATGCAGGTTGTTGAAGCCGCCCGTCAGTTAGGTATGAGTGACGGCGACATCCGGTATGCTTTGAAGAAAGAAGCTAACGTGGGTAATCGCGAGTTAAATGCTGTCATGCGAGGAGTTTTTGAGCCTATCAAAATCAGTACCAATCTCCGGCAAGACATTGCGCGTGAAGCCTTCATGCGGAAACAACCTCGGCTTGTTACTCGTCTGCCAGAAGCAGAGCTGGCTAAGATCCGCAATGAAATGTTTGGTATTAAGTTAAGACCAGAAGAGCCGGTTGAGACTCAGACAACTATGTTTGGGGATACGCCCGCACCGGCCACAGCACCACGGACAACTATGTTTGGGGATACCTCAGCACCGGCACCGGCACCGGCACCAGCTCCTAGACCTCAGACAGCACCACGGACAACTATGTTTGGGGATACGGTAGCTCCAGCTCCATCACCAGCTTCACAGCCTCGTAATGAAGTATCCCCTATTCTTGTACCCGACCCAGTCACTAGAGCAACCTTTGGAGCCAAGTAATGGATAGAGAAAGACTAGCAGCACAGCTTCGTTTACACGAAGGCGTAGAACACAAGCCATACAAATGCACCGCGGGATACCTCACCATCGGTGTAGGACGCAACATTGAAGAGCGCGGACTCTCAGATGACGAGATCGATTATATTCTTAACAATGATGTTGATATTGCTACTAGTGAGCTTGCTAGTACATTTGATTGGTTTGCTGGTCTTGATGATGTCCGCATGCGTGTCGTGGTTGATATGGTGTTTAACCTCGGTATGCCGCGCTTTAAACAATTTCAGAATATGCTTGCTGCCATCGAGGCAGAAGACTGGCCGGAGGCCGCCGCCCAAATGATGGACTCGCGTTGGGCGAAACAAGTAGGAGCGCGAGCGGAACGCCTCCGTGACATGATGGAGACAGGTGAGGATTCATCTGACTTTTAACCATGAAAGAAATCGAAACGGGGCGGATAGGTGAAGTCATCTGTCTGCTCCGTCTTGCCAAGATGGGCATACAATCTGAGATCGTGAACCTCGGAACTTCGGACATTATTTCTTTTGCCTATGACTACACTTGGCGAGTACAGGTCAAGGGCAGTAATATCAAAGGCAATAAAAGTGCGAGTGATGCAAGAAGTCTTGGTTATCAGTTCTGTGTTTCCAAAGGTTTAAAGCCGAAACGACCGTTAACACAAGAAGACTGCGACATCGTCGCGTTAGTCGCAATCCCACAAGAACGGGTACTTTTTGTACCCGTTTCTCATTTGAAAGAGGTAAAAACCAAGCGACTGAAACCACTGGACTTCATGGAGAAAGACCTAGAGTGGAACAGTTGGACAGAGTGCATGTCCCATTATGGGATCAACCCACCTCGCCCCAGTTCTCCCCCAGCTCCTGATCCACTTTGCTTGGTACCCGAAGGTCCACACAAGTCTCCATAATCTCCTTGATCCGCGAAGCTTGGTCCTCGGAACTTACCGAGAAGCAGAGTTCATCGTGCACTGTCAGCAGGGGGATCAATCCTTCGGCGTAACAGTCAGCCATTGCTTTCTTTGTCTGGTCGGCAGCAGAGCCCTGAATCAGTTTGTTCAATGCTTTGTATGTGAATGCACGACGGATACCGGGGCCATACTCTTTGATTGCGTCTTCGTGTTGCAAAGGTTTCCTATACCCAAAGCTGTTAGGTTCCCACAGGTCAAACCGGCACTTACGTCCTAACAATGTTCTAACCTGACCGTGTTTAGACGCCCTGTTAGACACCATATCTGCTAGTCCTTTTACGAAAGGAACCTTTTTGTGATAGACCTCAAGCAATTCCTTAGCTTCTTGCTCGTCGATATTTAAGGTGTTTGCTAACTTACCCCGGCCCATACCGTACATGATGCCAAGGTTTACCATCTTGGCTTGCTTTCTTTCGATCCCTGTGATGTCAGCCACCATCTGATGGAAGTCTGGGTCACGAGCGTGGTACGCATCGACCAACTTATTGACAAGTGGGTCTGGCCGTTTGTCGGCGAGAACAGAGCAATAATGCACCAACAGACGAGGCTCCTGAGAAGAGTAGTCAAACGACCCCCACTTCTCACCCTCTTCCGGAATGAATAGGCCACGGATGGCTTTCTTTAGTTCTGGGTCCCGTGCTGGGATCTGTTGAAGGTTCGGGTTGCTCGAGCTGAAACGACCCGTCACTGTTCCCGCATCATCTGACCGTAACTGATTGAATTCGCAGTGAATTCTACCGTTGTTCTCGTACCGCAGGATTGAGTCAATAAACGTATTGTTGGCTTTGTTCAGCTCTCGGAGCTTGAGGATTTGCCCGGCGACCTCATGAGGGCATGCTTGCAGGAACGCTTTTGTAATAGACGGCTGCTTCGAGTTCTCCGCCTTTGGGCAGTCAATTCCATAGTATCCCAGCACTGCGGCCACGCTTGTTGCCACCCAGGGCTCGACCAGAATTCCTGTTTGCCGCTTGATTTCATTCTTTATCTCTGTCTCCCGCTTGGATAGATCACGCTTTGTGCGGTCCGCTTGATCTAAGTCTACGCGAACGCCACGAGAACGCATCTCTAGCATCAACTTAATTAAGCTAGTCTCCAACTCAAAGATGTGGGTCAGTTCATTCTTCTGCAACTCGCCTTCAAAGTGGTTCCAAAGACGGAGTGTCAGTGCCGCATCCTGTTCTGCATATCTCCCCACATACTTGGCAGGTAGCTTCCACATATCTGCCTTCGGGTCGATACCCCATTCCTTTGCTGCAGCACGGAGAAGCTTCTCATTCTTCCGCTCGCCAAGGTAGTCACGACCTAACGAATCCAGTGAATATGTGAATCTGTTCTCGTTCAATAGAGGCGCGGCAATCATGGTATCGAGAATCTTTCCTTGGACCTCGACCCCTGCCCACTTTAACCAACCCAGATCGTACGTCGCGTTGTGGAAAACTTTCGGGATATGTGGTGTAGCCATCTGCTTCTTCAGCCACTTCATCACAATGTTTTCTGAGATGTTTCCGCCATTCTGATGCTTGATCGGATAGTAGGCATTGAAATCTCCAGCGGCGACCGCAACTCCTACTACGAAACCGTCGTTCCGTACCCATCCTGGCCCTAGGGTCATGAGATTAGGATCACATGTCTCCAAGTCAATCGCGATGATCTTGGATTGGGAGAGGTCAGGGAAGACCTCCGGAGCGCACCAATCAACTTCGATCTGATCTAGTTCTTGTCTGTCGATCCAGTTGATCGTGCTTGTATCTTTAGTCATCCAAAATCTCCGCCATTTCTTCTATCATCTTCAGGTTGCTATGGAACATGTAAACTGGGGTTTCTTTCCCGTAGTAAGCACAATCAATGTTGTATTCAAAGTACTCGACAGCCTCCTCATGACTCATACCATCTTTGTCCATTAAGACATCAATCATCTTCAATGCGTCATACACGATACGGTGAACCCGTTCATTGCCGTCCCACACCTCTGCTATCCCTAAGATGCAGTCATCGAAACCGTCAGCTTTTAACATCACGTTTAATCCTATACTCGAAGTTGTGGTGAAAGTCTGGGTTGTCACAGGCGAACCACTCGTCTGTTGAACCGTAATTTGACGCTGTCTTCTTCGGGCGGAACTCAAGCTTTTCACCCGCCGCAAACGCCCGCATCGCCTCAGCATGCTCGTGCTCCTTCTTGCCAAATATTCTGTCAAAGTTCTGCTCGAACTTGTCTTTGTCTACCGGACGGTAGGTGTCGCCTTTACCACTCATAATGGATACCTGTGTTTGCTCTCTGCATCTACGATGTGAAGGTTCTCTTTGGTCCGAGTCACTGCTGTGTAAAACACACGGTGCTCATCGTCAGGGGTTTCCTGCAGTGTCTTATGCGGCATGTACCCCATGTCTGTCATCAAAACAATGTTCTGATCCTCCCCGCCTTTCATGCGGTGAATCGTGCTGAGTTTGATTGCAGGATCGGCAGTGATCCCACCCCGACGTTTGATAGCCCTTAAGTATTGTTTTTCATCTGACGATAGTTTCAGCAAATCTTCAGCAGGCATCTTGATATCGGCCAAAAGACCATGTTCATCGACTAAAGCCTTATGTGTCAATGGTTTAAGTGGGTCACACTCTTGCAGAGTCTTTGCCATACCGTACTTCACACGAGCTGCATCACCACGCTTAGGCAAGCATTCATATAACTTGGATGCCTCAGCAGGACTGATGAACTCCCCGTTCTGCAAATCTTCCCATAAGTGCATGGCTTTCAGGTTGTCCTCATCAAAGGACAGCCTGCCGTTTTTCTTATACAGAATCCCCGCACCCTCGAGTTGCTCACCTAACTTGTTTAAATTTGCCATTGTTCTCGACATAACCGTCCAAGAACCCTCGCTCATGTCGATTTCGTGTACACCCATGTGGTAATTGATCGACCCTTCATGATCCGTGGACCTCCATTCTTTTGGCTGTCTCCGGGAAATACGACTGGCGAGCTGTGCAGACAATGTATGTACACTCATTGGTACACGGTACGACTGATTAAGGACACGGACGTTATCGCATATGCCGAGCATATGTCGGACATCAACTCCGGTATAGCGGAAAATTGCCTGATCATCATCGCCTGCATACCAGATCCGTTTGGCATTGGACCGTAATACTTTGACCTGCTCCCACTGTAGTGGGGTCAAGTCCTGTGCTTCATCGACAATCAGGACATCGAGGCTCGGACCTCGGCCCTGCTCGACCATCAGCTTGATCATGTCTGTGAAGTCAAACTTACCGGTCTCCTGCTTGTAGGATGCGTACACCTTGTTTAGCTTTTCAAGCAGCGGCCACTTGATGTTGTAGTCGCCCGCTTCGTTGTATTCCTGCTCGAGGGGAATCATCCGCATGGTGGCTCGCTGGATCAGCGTCAGGTATTTATTGCCCTCTTTCGCAGACAATTGCATTACCCCGTCCTTGTCGTAGACATCACGAGTATCGAACGCCATACCCATCGACGCACCGATCTGCTTTAGATCATAAACACCAATTAGCTCTTCTGTCTTCATGCCCAGCCAGTGAAACCCCATTGAGTGAAGCGTTCTAAAATACGGCGTATCCTGCTCTGTGAGGTTCAGTTCTGCACCCGCCCTATCTCGGGCCTCGGCGATTGACTTACGGCTAAAGGAGACAAACCCAATACGATCTGGAGGTGTTCCTGACTCCATTTCCTTACGGATGATTTCCATCAGGGTGTACGTCTTCCCGCACCCTGGGGGTCCAAAGATTAACTGTTCACTCTGCATATTCTTTTTCCTTCAGCGCATCGAATCCTTCGTCAATCTCATCAACCAATCGGCGTTGGTCCTTGAGCTTCAGTTCTAACAGCATCGCCTTGTCTTCGAGCTTATGTGCCTTCTCCATATGTCGAAGCGCATAATGTCTCAGCATTTTTATGTACGTTCTTTTGAGTTTCCTTAACACTTTCTCGCGGGTACTCATCGCCGGTTCTCCTCCAACCATTGCTCAATCTCACTCAGCCGCCAGCGAACAGCGGCCTCCCCCAACTCAAACGGTCGTGGCAACTTGCCACACTCTAGCCATCTGTAAATCGTCGAAGGAGCAACACCAAGGAATTTGGCAAGCTCCGACACCTTTAACAGACGGTCATCAGAACGGTGCTTCATAGGTTTCTCCTTCAGGTAATACGACCTCTTCATCTTTAAATTCTGGGACCCACCAGACTCTAGTATTTTTCCACTCGTTCTTTTCATCTTTGTATCTAAATTGTGAGTGGCAATCTTTGCCTTCATTAAGGTCCTTCAATCGTTCTTGTATCTGCGGACGTTTTAATGAGGTAAATCCTCGGTTATACAAAAACTCCTGCAGTCCTTTGATCTTAAAGTAGGTTTTACCGTTCTCGGTCCACGGCTTACCAAGCTCCAGTTCTTCTGGCGACATAGCGCGGATGCGTGATGTACAGAACATCTGCAGCAATTCTTTAAACTGTCCGGCCACAGTAAGCTCTTCAGGCACCTCAATGTGCGATGCGTTCTGCAACAAATTGTTTACGATCTGTTGCCACTCGGAAGACTTCAGTGTCGGAGGCATGAAGTTGATCTGCTCCATACAAGCTTCCTGAAACTGCATCGGGATCTGTAACTGCTTTGTGGATAACTCCAGGCGATGCCCGTCCACATCCAAGAAGTACAGACGGGGCTCTGATAACAAGATCGTCAGGCCGCTGATGTTTGGCATATCAACCCTGCCGCCACCACCGCCACCAACACCAAATTTCTTCTGCTTACAAAGCTGCTTATTACAGTGCGAGCAGAAGGGCTCTTCGCCACACATGAAACCGTAATCCTTTTTCTCATGCTGTGACTGTATTTGCACAATCTCTATCGCAGGGAGCGGTGGGTTACAGTGCTTCTGATTGATAGCCTCCAACTCTTTCTGCCACCCATCAGGAAATTTCTTCTTTAAATAGATAGCCGTCTGGAACATCCCTTTGTTTCGAGTGCCTTCGGGGAAACCGTTGATCAGCATTGTTTGCACACACGGGGGTGCGTCATCAAACAACTCTTGGTTCATACCAATAGGAAAGTCTGCAAGCTCGGACAAACTAATCTGGTTCTTGTCGATCCAGTCAAGGAAGTCCTCCAACGATACGTCCTGCCCGTCCGCATCAACCATGTACCGCATTGTCTGCTCGGCATCGAAGTATGGCAGGTTAATGAAGTTACCCACGTCACCACGATCCAATAGGATTTTATCCTGCTTAGGGAACAGCTCACTGCCTGACCATCCAATAGTCGCAGCAATCTCTTGCAGAAACTCACGGATCTCTGACGCAGGGTAGAACTCGGCGAAGAACATATACAGGTGAGCACCGCCAGACTTTGACCGGCACACCGCCATCGGGATACCAAGTCCATCCAACTGCTTCACTATGCCTGCATGGTCCACCGGATAAGTATCGATATCGATCACACCGAACTTACAATTGTTGTCGTTGTTGATCGGAATAGCACCGACACCCAGTTCACCGGCCAAGTGCTTCGCTACCTTATCCTCGGTCAGCGGCTCTCGGACCACGAAACTTTTTGCTTCAGTCTTCCCGTTTCTTCTTGTAGACCCAATCTGGGTTTGTCCATGTGCCAC